GAGCTTCAAGTCATAGCTGCGCCGGGGAATACTATTGAACTGCGAAGCATCTACCCGCAGGGCCATCAAGGCGCTGTTGGGGTAGCGCAGCTTGCTCTCGATGACCTCGGTGTACGAGTCCAGAAAGGTTTTATTTTGCAGGCTGCTCTGGGTCGCGTCTTCGGTGAGCCTGCGCAATCGCACATCCCAGGGGCCAGTGCCAGGCAGCGGCACGTAATAGCTGCGCTGGTAACGCGAGGTGGTCTTGCCAGAGACCGTATCGGTGAGCACCTGCACAAAACCAGCACCCGCCGACTGCACATCGATCGCATAGCTGAGCGTTGTCCCGTTCAAGTCTCCGTTGGTAGTGTCCTGCAAGGTCAGCGCGGGCATGCTTACCTTCAGGCGCACAGCGTCGACATCGGGGTCCGTGATGGAGCGCACGACCGGCTGACCAAACTTGCACTCTACGCCGACCGAGACCTCGTTTTCTACTAAGGCAAAGCCTGGGATGTAGCCCTGCTGCTGAGTACCCGGGCGGCTCTCGAGTGTGACTCCGGAGAAGTTGTAGCTGCCATCGGCATTCTGGATAGGCGTGTCGTCCAGAAACACCGACTGCAAGCCCTGGACCAAGCCTTCGATTTCTCCTTCGCACACCAGGTCGACCACGCGCGCGTAGGCTTTGGAGCGCAAGCTGTCGGCGGCCTCTTGCGCCACACGGGCGCTGCCCCCACCGGACTTGCCACCACCACCCGCACCGATGATCAAAGGCCTCAAATCTGTCAAAGGCGTCGTCATACAAGACTCTCGTCAACGGGTATTTCATCGACAGGTATTTCATCAACATCTATGCCCGCGCTGATCACGGCCGAGCCCACGATCATTCGGCCATAGCCTACGGGTACCGGATGGCCTTGGGCAGTGGTATTCACGGCCCCGTTGAAGACGTAGCTGGGGCGGTTTTCTGGGCGCTCGGAGGGGTCAGCTGCTTTGGCGGTGGGCGCAATCATCTGGGCCACACCACCCAAGATCATGGATGTGCCCACCGAATACAGGGTGGCTTGGGACAGGAATGAACCCGCTGCTGCCCAGCCCATTGGGTTCCACCACGACACGGCGATCAGCGCCGCACCCAAAAGGATCTGACCCAAGCCGTTGCCGCCTGCCCCGGAGACCACGGGTGCGATGGTGATGCGTTGCTGGCCGGTGGGCTCATGCAGGCGATCGAGCGACAAGGCGTCTCGCTCCACCAGAACACGGTAGCCCACACCGCGCTCGCCAGAGGACACCAACTCGCGCTCGAAGTGCGGGAAATTGGCGCACAGGGCGCGCACAGCCTCTGCGGCTGAGGCCACCGCCATCTGATGGCGACGGCCAAAGCGCCTGCCCAGTTCACCAAGAAGAAGGATTGAGGCCATCGCGTGACTCGCTATCAGAGCGGTGTGCTTGTACATGTTGGTGTGTGTGCAAGTGTGGATACCGCAAAGCATGGGTGGTGACCTTGTGCCAGTAACCGCCGTACACATCCCGACTCGATAGCCTGCCCTGCAGGTGGTGCAGGATCAAACCATCGCCCAGATACACCGCCGCATGGTTGGGTACGGGTGAAGCTACCTGCATCAAAAGCACGTCGCCTACTTTCAAATCCATCAGATCGTCCAGTTCCGTGACTTCAAACCCAGCCGATCCAAAATTGTCCAGGTACAGGTTCATGCCACGCTTCCACCATTCATCAAAGCGCTCAAAATTCGGCAGCTCGATGCTGCGCTCCTGGGCGTACCAATCGCGAACCAGGGCGTAGCAGTCAAGAACGCCATGGGCCCATTGACGACCTACCAGGGGCGCAACATACCCCTCAGGCTTGATCTGCACCCACTGCCCGGCGGGTAATGAAACGATGAACCACGGCAATCCTGTGGCCTCGCAAGCCACACGATCGGCCTGGCTGGGTTGCGCAGGCAAATTCGGATGTGAGTGAAAAACACCCACGATCTCACCCTGGTGATGGGCCTGCACATAGTCTTCAGGGTGAATCACAAACTGGTCGGTCCCCAAGCCAATGTTGCGGCAGGGGAAGTACACCTGCCTGCCCTTTTGAACAATCACCAAGCCACAGGCTTCGCGGGGATACTCGCGTGCGGCGTGGGTCAATGCCAAAGACTGATTGATTTCATTCATGGATTGCCTTGAGCCATCATCGAAACAAGCCAGCGGCAGGAAAGCCACCGAAGGGCAGCTCAGCATTCGTCCCAAATCGTCTCTGGCAAGATGCCAGGCGTTTGCCGCAGGTGTCCTGCGCCCTGCTGCTCACCAACTCATCGCTGGCGTTGAAATACGCGCTGCCCGTGTAACCACACTCGGCACCCCGGTAGGACCAAGGACAGACGTTTTGCACGATCTGCCGTCGTGGCAAGCTGACGCCCTCCAAATCAAACGATGCGGCCAACTCGAACTCGACCACCTCGCGCGTTTCACGCGACTTGCGGTCAACGCAGTACACATCGTCAGCAAACTCGGCCATGGGGTCTGCTGTCGGGTTCAAGCCGCCCTCAAAATTGACCGCGTCGAGGTACTTGGCCAGGGTTCGCTTGCGGGTGATCCTGGCACCCACCAGGTCTTGGTAGCTCAGCACCAGAGCGGTGATCGAGCCCGTGACATTGGCCACCCGCAACCGGGGACGGGGTACCTGCCCGCCACCGTTGAACTCAAAGCCCTCTACCTGGATCGGAAACGCCTCATAGGCGTGGCCTTGCCAGACCACACGTTGCAGGAGAGCGTTGGTCCCTGCATGAAAGCGCACGGGGCCCTGGCCAAAGATAGATAAATCAAGCACATAGAGCTCGATCACAGCGCTGGGGGCCAATTTCTGGATTTCTGCGGTGATCGCTGGACTGGTGTGGGCGGTCTCAGTCATGACAAATCAAACACCTGTTTGAACGTGGCCCGCACCGTCTCGACGTTGGGCTCATCCACCGAGCGGCTCCACTCCTCGCAGGTGAACTTGGCCGCAGTGCCTGCAGGGGTGGTCCACTCAAAGGCGTGCACACCCCCGCGAGCACGCAAAAACGCATCGATCGCACCCGCGTCTTTAGCAGTGCGTCCACGAAACTCCAGCGTCCAGACCTCGGCTTGCGTGTGGATGCCAAAAGCCAGGCGCTGCTCATAGCCATCGCCAAAAGCCACACGGCGCACATTGGGCCGCATGGCCAGACTGGCACCCAAGGAAGGGACCCATGTGAACACCGCCATTTACAAAGCCCTCCTGCTGTCGAGCAAACCTCCGGCCCGCTTTTGCGCGAGCAACTCCTGGCGTACCGCGTTGGCCACGGCCTGACCCAGGTCACGACCGCCAGCGTTGTCGCCTCGTGTGGAGGAACCTGCATCGGAGACGTTCACGGAAATGTTGAAGACGGTGCCCGACCCCAAGCCGGCACCCGCAGCGCCACCGCTCATGGTCACGGGAATGGTCCGCCCATCGGGCAACGGCACATAGGCCTCTGGCCTCGAGCCTTCGCCAAACACCGCCAGTTGCGGCGAATTGGCAATCCCTCCGCTGGCGTAGCCCCGCAGAGGTAATGGTCCCTCTGACGTCATGACCCCGCCATCGGCAAAACCAAAGAAGCTGCTCATGGCTTTGGCCAGGGGCAAGGTGATGGCGCGCTGGATCTGGATGCGGATCAAATCCGAGATGATGGAGTTCGCCAGCGACCTGAAGTCGAGCTTGCCCGTCATCACAAATCCCACCAGCGCATCCGTCATGCCATTGAAGGCGCGAACGGTGGCCGCTTCCATTTGTTTGCCGATTTGCTCGGCTTCCTCGGCCACAGCGCGCAGGCCTTTGGCAAATCCCGCCTCGGGGTCCGAGAGTTCCTTGGCCCGCTGCGTCAACAGCTGAGCTCCGTCTGCCGCCTGGCGCGCAGCTTCCTCGATTTTTTGGAGGGCGTCTGCGAGTTTTTCGTTGCCGGGGGCGGCGTCTGCCAGCGCACGCGCCTGCTGAGCAAGTGTGGCCAGCTGGTTGGCACTTGCCTGCCTGGCCTCAGCCAAACGGCTCAGCGAGTCCAGCTCGCTGATGGAGCCGGTCTCTCGCAGCGTCTTGATCTGCTCTTCGCTCGCACGCAACTGGGCCTGGCCACGCGAGGCCTGCTCTTGCAGATCCTTGAGCGATTCACCCGGCAAGCGGATCTGGCGCTCCAGGTCTGACTGCTGGGCGTCGCGCTCGAGCTTTTGACGCTTGAGGGCGATTTCCGCGAGTTTGTCTTGAAGCTTGAGTTTGTCTTGACTGGTTTTCGCGACCGTCTCCAAGCCACGGCGCAAAACGGCTTCCTCATCTGAGGACAAGGCAGAGAGCTTTTGCGTGAAGTCCTGCTGGGCCGCCAGGCGGGC